TTTGAATGTATTATTTCTCTTATTTGAGGTTTTAGTTCTAGATTTTTAATAAATTCAGGATCATCTAGATACTCAAATAAACGAATAAATAGAATATGAAATGAGTTCATTAATAAGCTCCTTCCATTCTGCGTTCTACTTGATCTTGACATAACTCATCAGTTCTTTCTCTGACTGCTAAATCAACTTCTTCGTCTAACCAATCTCTCCCTAATAAAAACATTAATGTGTATCGTTTCCATGTGGGGATGCCATGAAATACACTATCGCATACTTCTAAGTGGTCATAACCTTCATAATAATCTTCTAGAGATTCTGATACAATATCAGATCCCCAGTTTTCTATTTTCTGTTTAATCATTTTTATATAGTTTCCTTCCTAATACACTAAAGAATCTTTGTTCTTTAAGTCTGTAATAACCCCATGATGGATATTGAACAGTAAAGTTACTATTCTTTAATGTTTGAAATATACCACCAGTGAAGTCCCATGCACTAAATCTTAATCTATTATCTTTATAGATAGCTTCGTACATGTTGTTATCAGGAAGCATTGTTACATTGATTAAATCTTCTCCTTTAAATGTATGACTCATTACTTGGCTACTTTAATCTCTGTAATCTTAGATTCGTTAGCTACTGAGAACTTAGATTTCATTTGCTGAACATATTTGTTGTTGTCAAATAAACCTAAGAATACATCAGCTGCCATACCTAAATGCGACATAGCTTTGGTCATAGCATCTGTCATAGCTTTCTTGGGTGCTTCGTCATCTAGTGTGCCTTTAGTATTGTATAAAGGATTAACTGCTGACACAGGACCATACCAATTAAATTCACTATTGGTATCTTCACGCCAACCGAGCTTAAGTTCTGCAAACACATTTTTATCTGTGTATGTATATTGTACATCATAAGTCCAACCAGAACCGACTGGACCAAATTGATCTGTCATCTTCATCACCTGATACATAGGATCAGTAGTTGTTAGATCTCTACCAAACTTGTTGAAAGCTTTGGTAAACTTGGGATCAGTATGTTTGAAACTGTCCCAGATACGTTTGTTATCACTCATTTAAACATCTCCTTTTGTTTTTTTAGTTTATCTCTGTGAATCCAAGCTATAACATTTCTGTTATTCTTGTTCTTTCGTCTTTCACCAGAATCCCTGAGAACTGTTTGATTACTTAATTCAGTAATTCTTGCTCTCACACTGATGATATTCTTCTTTAATATTTCAGCTACTTCATCAGCTGTATAAGTCATTTGAATACCAAACTTAAATTGATCTTCAATCTCGAACATCAATCTAGGATATTTCATATTGATCTTATCTGCTGCTTCCTTACTAGTGGATCGTTTCTTGTAACCAGCTTGGTACGGATATTGTAACTTTCTCTGTGAGTCCATTGAGCTTCTCCTTTCTTGAACAAAATGCCTCAAAGTCTACATAATCTGGTGGCTGAATATCATATTGAATATAGTTCCATAAATATGTTTCAGCATATATCAGCTTATGCATAAAGTCATAGTCTGCTTTGATGTTATAAATCTTATGTTGTAGATTACCTATCAACACAGATAAATAAGCTTGTTTTAATCCTGTTACGATCATGTAATGTTGTAACTGTGGATAATATCTATCTACTACATCTTTCGCACTAAACGGACTAACATGTTTTGCTTCGAAGATTGCTTCTTCCTTATGTATAATTCCGTCTACTGTCGCATGTAGAAACTCTATATCTGGACTAGTATATATTTTATTATTGTTAGTTACTTCTAATCCAGTTTGTTTCTCAAACCAATCAATGTTAAATGGTTCGGTATATATACCCATTTGCACTGGTAGAACTTCTGATAAATCTTCTTTCTCTGCTCTGCCAGTTTTCAATAACCATATATCTTTCCATTCGCCTTTGACTATCTTGATAGCATCAGTACCACCTAGTGATACTTCTATCTCTTTCTTCGATAGCTTTCCTTTTTTTGTTGCCATTCTTGCAACTCCTTTCTGTATTTGTCATAAAGCATATTCGCTGTATCATAAACTATTCGGTTATCTTTCACTCTGGGTGATAGATAGAGCTTCATAAACATTATATATTTGTCATATGTAAAATACTTTTTTGCAGCTTTTAATATGAACTGTCGTTTTCTTTGCTTATAAGTTAATGGACTAGTCTTGTCCTGTTCGTTTAATATTTCCCTTCTGTGTTTACCTAGTATATCACTTAGTGTTTTCATCTGAACTATAAAAATGTATATCTTTTACATATTGATTAATCGCATCATTAATATCTTTATGTAATGGTAATAAGTTTCCAATAGGTAATTCTATTGGTCTACCTTTTGCATGATATGCTTCATCTATTTCTGATTTAGTTAAACTAAGTAATAATTTATCTTGGTAATAGATTATCCTCATGGTCTTTCCTTTCTGTTAATGTAATCTGACAGCCTAAAGCATCAGCCCAACAACAGAATAAATAACCACTCGGTTTGCGTATGCCTACTTCCCACTTGGAAACAAGACCTCTAGCAACACCCAATAGTTCGTCTACTGTTGCTTGGGTATACCCCAGCTTCTCTCTTGCTTTGACAAACTGGGGTATAACTTCTTTATAGAATTTCTTGCCTAGAGCATACTCCATAAAGAATTGATATAATAAATTAAGCAGCAAGTAAAGTGCTCCAATCACTTGACTGTAACATAGATGCTACCTTGTCTGATCGTGATCTAAACTTATTCATTGGCTGACCTCGACCTTCTGGGTGTGTAGCCCAGTGTGTCGCAGTTTGATAAACTGCATACATATTAACACCGTATCTACGTTTATAGTTCTCCCAGTGTGATGATAACTCTGACATAGCATAGTCCGACACTCTGGGATGAATAGGATCATCTATCAAAGCTAGTGTATTCTCGAATAGATATCTTACATGCTCTTGTTTGATTTGTTTTCTAGCCATTTTCTCAAACCACTCTGGGAATTGATTAAATGCATCTAGTGCTCTGGATATATCTGAAGCTTCAATAGAAGTTTTGGTATTCCAATTTTTCTTTGACATACCTTTGATCTTCCAATCAGCTCTCATACAACCATTAAGACAATAAACAATCATTGGACCAAAGATAAATTGTTCAGCCCAACGTAGATTGTAGGCAGTCCAAGCCCATAGTCTGAGCTTCAATGTATCTTTTTCAAAGGTGGTAGTCGTTCCATTAAATGTAATTATACGACTGAATTTACCACCATTATCAATGATATCATCTTGTACTTCTACATTGTCTAGGTCTAATGAATTGGATTCCATTAAACCATTATTAAGCATATTGACAAAATCAGGATAAGTCCTGAGATTCTCGGCACTCGCATTACTCATAGTGGCGATATATTTGTCGTCATTGAATAACGCTTTTTTGTCTGGAATCTGTTCCCAATCACCATTCTCTAAATCATGGTAAAATATTTCACGAATACTGGGGACAATATTACAGTTTTCTGCTATGTGCAGTTTACTTTCGGTAGGTATCATGTATATTCCTTTCTATCACACATTATAGACCTTCTGTGGTGGGAGGGGATCAACCCCTCTCACCTAATTCCATTTCAATAAGATCAACAGTTTGCTCATCTACTTTACATAGATTATCTATTTGCTTTCTCATTGTTTGAAGCACTAGTGTCGTGTTCTTGTCGAAATTATATTTATCTTTCTGTAACTCGATAAGATGTGCATATATCTCTGTCAATCTACCGAGTCGTTCTCTGGTGCGTTCTAGCTGTTGTTCGTCAGCTATTTGCTTTTCCATTGCTAGGGCGTTTACTCTGCTCATCTAGACTCCTTTGCATATCTTTGATTGCTTGTAGTTCTGTATCACTGAATAAATCAGTTGAATCAGATATCTCTGTAAACAATTTCAATACATTTGCACCCATAGCTATATTAAACTTTTGATAGTCAAATACTTTCTGGGTAAGCATTTCTAGTTGTTTATTAGTAGCCTGTAATGCATCTAAGATACTTTCAGACCACTTAATAAATGCTTTGGTTTGTTCGTCATTCATGTAGTTGCTCCTTGTAAATCATAATCAGCATCATCCATAGAATTATATCTATTGCTTTTTGGTTCTTTTACATTGCCATAGATATCACCAGTGCGTATGTCATAAATATCGCCCTCTGGGCTGATATGAAATACTTTCTTTGGTGTAGGATCAAATGCGTTGTTATTTAAATCTCTCTCGACTTTATTGACATTGTATAAGTTTGTCATAGTCTTAGAGAAGTCTGGGCTTAATAGCACTCTCCAGTACCATACTGCTCTACCTTTGCCATACTTATATGCCTCGGTAGTCGCTAAGCCTCTAGCGACAGTTCTAGCTGTCTTACCTATAAATGAGATCATCTTGCACTCCTTTCGTGTATTGATCTTCAACTAATGTGTAATCTTCTGGACCTATTTCTTCGATGAAACCAGCTTCACATGTTAGACATGGCTCGTCATCTACATAACATTCGCCATTACATTCAGGACAAGTTATCTTTGACATCACACATTACCTCTTGCTTTAATATATCAAAATCTTCTTCTGTTAAGATCTTGAAATCACCATTTACAAAAGTAAGTTTATAATAGTCTATTGTCTTACCATTGTAAATAACACTATATTTATTGATTGCTTTAAATGTTATCATTTCTTTACTCCTATAAGTTTTAAGTCTAATCCTTTAAATGGATAGTTAATTGGTCTACTAACAAATGGCTTTCTATTTTTAATCCTCTCTTTCCTTTTGCGTTCTGACTCAATTTCCATGCGTAATTGCTCTGCAATTTTGCTGATCTCTAGCTTATATTCCTCTACTGTTGAAGGATAAAATCCTCTAGGTCGCATACCATAAAGGTCTTTATAGAGATCACTATAGGTTCCCCCTAAGTCGCATAGTTCATCATGCTGTTGCTTTGTTAATACTGTGTGTATCATTGTGTCCTTTCTCCGAGCGTGCTCGGCATTCGTTCAACCACCAGAGCGTTTTTTTTAAAAACGCTACCTTCCCGCAGAAGCGGGAAGGTACAAATCTCTATAAAATGGAATTAATTAGCCGAGTGCAACCTCAGTATCTAATTGCTTCCACAATTTCTCATCAAGTTCAACCGTATTTGTATCAGGTTCAATTACAGGCTCTACCAAATGACTGTTCTTTTTAGACCAATCTCTTGCTTCCGCAAATTTCATCTGTCTAACAGGACCATTTTTAGATGTATATTTTAGGTAAGGTTTACCTAAGACCTGAAGATAAAAGTCCTTAGATGCTTGAATACGAAGCTGTTTAATACCGATAGAATATTCAAAGTTAGCAACGTCATTCTCTAACTTTGTAAGGGTATTAGCTAGTACCTCTAAGGATTGGAAGCTAGCAGTGGCAACATCTATATTATGATTACCATTAGCTTCTTTATGGGCTTTAAGCTGTCTTTGCTTCTCATCTAGTTTCTTTAACAAACCCTCTAAACCAAATTCTAGTTTAGATATATGCGACTGTAATTCCATTCTGAAATTATATAAGTCGTCATGTTTGATAAATGAAGCATACTCTAGCTTCAATCCATTTAGTGTGTCTTGACGAATATCGTTTAACACATACTCACGCTTTTGATTTATATCCATGATGTTTTTCCTTTCTTTTATCATGTTATTATCTATATTCTCTTGTCTAAATGAGTCTTTTACCTAGTCTAACTAGATAACTCATCTATCTCCGAATATGCCTACTTTAGCATCAAAAATTACAAGCTTGTCTGTGCGCCAATGATGTTGCACCCGAGCGACAAGTTGTTGCTTCCAGCGGATGCGACCACTTGTGTGAAGTGGTGCGACATGCTTGAGCATAGATAAGTGAAGGAATTTTCTGATAGTTCGCCGACCTTACCAGTAGCCACTTTGTAACGATTTGTAACAGGCGAATAGAGCATATTCGAGAGAGAGATTCTCTCAGACAGCTACAGCGAGGCAAATAAATAGGTGCGAAGCTCTAGGGTAGAAAGCGACGACATTTCACCCTTGCCGAGCCAGCTGGCTGAGAGCCATTGTAACCCCCCTTGAGGGGGGAGAGGGGGGAGGAATGCACATAACATGAAAGTAATAAGTTATTACCATTATATGCTTGACACAGGGATTTAGGTGATCTACTAACATATATAGCGTGAACAAGTTACCCGACAACAAGGACCAACTCACAGCCAAGCAAAAGGCGCTTGTCGATACACTCGTAGCCGAAGGCTGTAGTATAAGAGAAGCGGCAACAAAGGCTGGTTTTTCAACGAAAGATGGTGGTAGAGTTAATGCAAGTCGGACACTACGACTCCCCAAAGTACAAAAGTACATGATGTCCCAAATAGCGAATACTATGGGACTAAGCGCAGTGCATGCAACACACAAGCTCGTGCAACTCTCCGCTAACGCTAAGTCTGAGTATGTACAGCTTGAAGCTAGCAAAGATATCCTAGACAGGGTTGGACTGCGTACCCCAGACAGAGTGCAACACTCAGTCGTGGGAGATCTGAAAGTCAATATAGATCTCACTTAGTGGGGTAGGGGGTTCGAAAACGCAGAGCGTTTGATAGTGATACATGTCTGACACACAACAAAGTCCCAAAAAGCTCTATAACAGTGAACAGATATTCAACTGGTCCAGAGAGGAACAGCAGAAGTATAAGGTATGTTACGTCTGTGGGCAGTGGGGGACAGTCGCTTTGAAAGGAGAACATGGGAATTATTACTTTGTCTGTGCAGACCATTGGAAAGTGGATCCGTCATATATGGATCAATAATATTTTTAGAAGGAAAAGGCTCAAAGAGCCTGATGAACACGAAGTATTCTTAGGATCAGACTCTTATTGAGGATTGATTAGGGAATGTGCCTCTCTCTTTGTAGTAGAGATAAGCCCAATACCAGCCTTTTTTGTACTCGGTTTGTAGAAATTCCTTGATATCTCTATCAGGATCATCAAACCAGCGTTTTATTGCTTTGATTAAGTTTTTCATACTCGTGGATATAATCTATATCTTATAGAAATCTAGTGCTAAAACCACACAACAGCTATGATGTCAAGCCACATTTAGTGTGCATTGTATATATATTTTTTTAGAATAAGGTTT